GTTTGGAGTTAAAACTCGAAGTTACATCACGTCGTTGACTCTCATGAAGCTTCCGGGTGCTATGCGTCATAAGTATGAGGAGTTTATCACCGAAGGAAGTCTTCATGTGCTCGAAGGAACTGTCCTCGACATGATGGATGTCTATGATGATCTTGATGTCTTCATCGAGCGTAGCGAATTCGATGTTCGTTGCTTAGGGTTCGACCCGTACAACGCTAAAGAATTCGTAACCAGATGGGAATCTGAGAATGGACCTTACGGAATCGAGAAAGTGATTCAGGGGGCAAGAACAGAGTCGGTCCCATTGGGAGAACTGAAGAATCTGGCCGAAGAGCGAGCACTCCTCTTCGATCAGGGCCTAATGTCTTTCGCTATGGGCAATGCGATCACCCTGGAAGATACTAATGGCAACCGTAAGTTGTTAAAGAAACGAGCCGAAGAAAAGATCGATAACGTCTCGGCATTAATGGACGCATACGTAGCCTACAAGTTGACTAAGGAGGCGTTCGAGTGATCGACACTGAAAAAGAGGTGATCCATGCCCACAGTAAAGGATAGATTCCGCAAAGCGTGGAATGCCTTTGTCAAAGTTGATAAGCCAGAACCAGCAACAGTGGGAATTGGCTCGTCTAGTGGTGTTTATTTCGGCATGCCTCCACAAAGGATGCGAATTCCAACCTATAATGAACGATCAATCATCGCATCTATTTATACTAGAATATCGATGGATGCTTCAGCATTAATTATCAAACACATAGCTGTTGATGAACAAGGTCGATATTCAAGAGATATGCGAAGTCCTTTACAGGCTTGTTTAATGCTTGAAGCCAACATCGATCAAGCTCCACGAGCATTTCGGCAAGACATTGTAATGACTATGTTTACTTCTGGTGTGGCAGTGATTGTTCCTGTGGATACTTCAGCTAATCCTGACACTAGCGACGTCTTTGACATTCATTCTCTTCGTGTTGGGGAAGTTGTGACTTGGTATCCAAGGCACATCAAGGCTAGTGTTTACAACGATCAACCAGGTCATGGTAAGCGTGAAGAGATCACGCTTGAGAAACGATACGTGGCCGTCGTTGAGAACCCGCTTTACGCTGTTATGAACGAGCCTAACTCAACTTTGCAACGACTTCTGCGTAAACTCGCATTGCTGGATAGTGTCGATGAACAGATTAGCTCTGGGAAACTCGACATCATCATTCAGTTGCCATACGTCATTAAGTCTGAAGCTCGTAGGCAGCAGGCAATCGCTCGTCGAGAAGACATCGAATTCCAATTAAGAGGAAGCCAGTACGGCATTGCCTACATCGATGGAACCGAAAAGATCACTCAGCTTAACCGTCCTGCTGAGAACAACCTCTTGGCCCAGATCGAGTATCTGACCAAGGAGTTGTATAATGAATTAGGTCTGACCGAGGCGGTCATGAATGGCACAGCAGATGAAGCGGCGATGATTAACTATAACAACCGCACTGTTCTACCACTAGTTACTGCCGTTATCGAGGCCATGCAACGAGCATTTCTTGGGCCTCAGGGAATTCGTAATGATGAACGGATCAGTTTCTTCAGGGACCCGTTCGGGCTTGTTCCGGTTAAGGACATGGCCGAGATTGCTGACAAGTTTACTCGTAACGAAATCATGACAGCCAATGAAGTTCGGCAAGGAATCGGAATGCAACCTTCAAGTGATCCGAAGGCCGACGAACTCCGAAACAGTAACATGCCTCAACCTGAAGATCCAACAACTGAGGCTCAACCTCTTGAAAGGATTCAAAATGGTAGCTGATTTCAGCGGTTGGGCAACCAAGGCTGGACTCAAGTGCACCGACGGTCGGACCATCATGCCTGGAGCGTTCAAGCATCAGGATGGATTTAAGGTTCCGCTCGTTTGGCAGCATGGGCACAAAGAAGTTGACAATGTTCTCGGTCACGCCTTCCTCTACAACAAGGAAGATGGCGTTTGGACTGAGGGCTTCTTCAACGATTCAGCCAAGGCAGCCCACGCCAAGGAGCTTCTGACTCACGGCGACATCAACGCTCTTTCGATCTGGGCCAACCAGTTGATCGAGCGTGCAGGTAATGTTCTGCATGGTGTCATTCAGGAAGTCAGTCTGGTGCTTTCCGGTGCAAATCCCGGAGCATTAATCGAAAACATCACCATTCGTCATGGTGAGGATTTGGAAACTCTCGATGACGAAGCGATCATCTTCACAGGGCTCGAGTTCGAGCATGCAGATGATAGTACTTCTACTGATAATTCTGACGGTGAAGATGGTGACACCGTTGAAGAGATCTACAACAGCATGACCCCTAAGCAGCAGGGTGTGCTTCATTACATGCTTGCTCAGGCTCTTGAAACTGACGAGACTGAGACAGGTGGCACCGCAGAGCAGAGCAACATCAACCATGATTCCACCGATACGGATAAGGAAGGAACGCAGATGACCAACGTCTTCGAGAGCGAGAAGGATGGGAAGGGCGGAACCGCCACTACTGTTCTTTCGCACGACGACATGAAGGCAATTGTCGCCGATGCTAGCCGTCAAGGCTCCCTGAAGGCTGCGGTTGAGAGCTATGCTCTTTCGCACGGCATCACCGACATCGAAGCCCTCTTCCCAGAGGCCACCCAGCTCACTGCTGCACCGGAGTTCTTTACTCGGCGTATGGAGTGGGTCAGTGGCGTTCTGGGCGGTGCTCGCAAGACGCCGTTCTCTCGAGTTCGTTCGGCCACTGCCGACCTGACCTTTGAGGATGCTCGGGCCCGGGGCTACATCAAGGGGAACCTGAAGAAAGAGCAGTTCTTCGCTACGTCGCGTCGAACGACCACACCACAGACCGTGTACAAGAAGCAGAAGCTCGACCGTGATGACATTGTCGATATCACTGACTTCGATGTCGTAGCTTGGCTCAAGGTTGAGATGCGGTTCATGCTCGAGGAGGAACTGGCTCGTGCAGTTCTGATTGGCGACGGTCGTGATGTCGCTGATGAGGACAAGATCATCGAGACCAATGTCCGCCCGGTTGCGACCGACGATGAGTTCTACACCATCGCTGTCAATGTCAACCTCGACGACGCTAGCTCTTCGGTAACCGAGCTTGTCGATGCGGTCATTCGTGAGCGTGCAGCTTATCGCGGTTCGAATCCGAACTTCTACACGACTGAGGCCATTATCGCTCAGCTGCTTCTGCTGCGTGATGCCGATGGTCACCGTTTGTACAAGAGCCTCGCTGAGGTTGCCTCCGAAATGCGGGTCGGCTCGATCATCGCCGTTGAGGTTATGGAGAGCATTCCGACTTTGATTGGCGTTATCGTCAACATGGCTGACTACGTCATTGGCGCCGATAAGGGTGGACAGACCACCATGTTCGACGACTTCGACATCGACTACAACCAGTACAAGTACCTGATTGAGACTCGGATGTCCGGTGCTCTGGTTCGTCCCAAGACGGCCATGGCTTTCTGGAAGACTGATGCTGCTTCGGCATTGGTTGTGCCGACGGCCCCGACCTTTGACGGTGAGGACATCACCATCCCGACGGTTACTGGTGTGACCTACAAGGATGCGGATGATGTTACGGTGACCGGTACGGTTGCTGTTCCGGCTGGTGAGACGGTTGTGATTCATGCCGTTCCGGGTGCAGGTAAGCACTTCGCTTCGAGCGAGAACGATACCTGGTCGTTCTACAACAACGCCTGAGAGTAAGGAGTTCCGATGGCTAGGTTCTACGGAGAGGTAGGTTACGGCACCACCGAAGAACAGCCAGCAGCTTCCGGTGTCTGGGTCGACGTCATTATTGAAGAGTCATATTACGGTGACGTTATCCGGAACATCAAAAGAGCAGAAGCTGGCGAGGGTCTGAATGACGATATTGCCGTCAATAATGCGATTAGCATTGTCGCAGACCCTTACGCCATCGGTCATTATTTCGAGATCAAGTACGTGCGATGGGAAGGGGTACTCTGGACAGTCACTGCGGTGGAAGTTCGGTTGCCCCGACTCATCCTGAATCTCGGGAGTGTGTACAATGGCCCTACGCTCTGAGTTGCAGGAGCTGTTGCTCACTATCACACCTAATGTGTATTTTCAACCACCTCCTACGTTGCTGATGGATTATCCATGCATTGTTTATCAACGTGATTATATTCTAGATCAGCATGCAGATGATCAGCCATACAGCAGTAGAAAGCGGTACCAAGTAACTGTTATCGCACAAGATCCAGACAGTACAATCGTTGATGCAGTCAAACGGTTGTCACTGTGCACGTATGATCGATTCTT